CCAGTGGGATCATTGTATGTTAATTCCAACAACAGCAGTGACGAAGTTGACTTTATCATTAGAAGAAAAGAAAATAGTGGAGCAACCATTATTAAATCTAGCGTGATAACCAATCAGTGCGTGGCAGGAACTTACAGTTTCACTATGCAAGAATCATTGGCTGGTTCAGAAACATTAGGATCTGCACAAACAATCACAGTAACAACTGCTGGAGCTTCAGGTGACAAAGACACCATTGCAAATGCTATCAATGCCAAAGGATTTACCAACATTGAAGCAAGTGTAGATTCTTCAAATAGAATTGTGATATCACACAATGCTAGCGGTGACATCAAAATCACTGACACTGATGATCTATTGAGCTTGGCTGGATTTGTGGGCGAAGTAACTACCAATTTATACAACGACGATGCCACTGATGGATCAACAAATCCTGTGGTATTAAGAGCCAGCAATTGGAAAATTTTATCTTACACAGCTGGAAACAATGCTCCGACCAGTTTAACTGCTGATGGTGAACTATGGTACAATTCAGTGGTTGACGAAGTGGACATTATGTATCATAACGGAACCACATGGAAAGGTTATAGAGATGCAGCAGCATTACCAAACACTGATCCACTTGGACCTATTGTGTCTGCCACCAAACCAACAGTACAATCTGATGAGACAGCGTTAGTGACTGGTGATTTATGGATTGATACCAGCGACTTAGAAAACTATCCTCAGATCTACAGATACAACGCTGCTACAGCAGCATGGACATTGATCGATAATTCAGATCAAACCACTGAAGATGGAATCATATTTGCTGATGCAAGATACAGCACCACAGGTGCATTGAGCGAAACAGCAGCCAGCATTGAAGACTTGTTGACTTCTAACTTTGTTGATTTTGATGCTCCAGATCCAGCATTATATCCCAAAGGCATGTTGTTGTTCAACACACGTAGAAGTGGTTACAATGTGAAAAAATTTGTGAGAAATTATGTTGACCTTAGTGCATTAAACACTAGATTTGGCGATGAAGAGATGGATGGTGGTGCAACACCAGCCAATGCATATTATCCGCACAGATGGGTGTTAGAATCAGGCAACCAAGAAAATGGTGCAGGTTCATTTGGTAGAAAAGCACAGCGAAAAGTAGTGGTTCAAAAATTACAAGCAGTGGTCAACAGCAATGATGAAATCAGAGATGATGCTTCAAGAATATTCAATCTTATAGCATGTCCTGGTTATCCAGAATTGATTGCTGAGATGATCAATTTAAACTATGACAGAGGATTAAGTGCTTTTGTTATTGGAGATTCACCATTCAGATTGACTCCAGATGCCACTTCATTGAATGAATGGGCAACTAACGTTAATCTTGCAGTGCAAGACAGCGATGCTGGATTAGTTTCATACGATGAATACATGGGTGTGTTTTATCCATCAGGATTCACCAGTGACAACTTCGGCAATGATATTGTGGTACCAGCGAGTCATATGATATTAAGAACTTTTGCTCTAAGTGATCAAGTTTCTTATCCATGGTTTGCTCCAGCAGGAACCAGACGTGGAGGCATAACCAACGCTTCAGCAGCAGGATATATCAGCTCAGAAGGCGAATTTATTTCTGTGGCTCTTAACGAAGGTCAAAGAGATACTCTTTACAGTTCAAATGTTAACCCAATCACGTTCATCACAGGAGCTGGTTTGGTCAACTACGGACAAAAAACTAGAGCTAGAAATGCTTCAGCATTGGACAGAATCAATGTGGCAAGATTGGTGATCTACTTAAGAAGTCAATTGAACAGATTGGCTAAACCTTATGTGTTTGAACCCAATGATAAAATCACTAGAGATGAAATTAAACAACAAGCAGAAAGTTTATTGCTAGAGCTAGTGGGACAAAGAGCACTGTACGACTTTATCGTAGTGTGCGACGAATCCAACAATACTCCGGCCAGAATAGATCGTAATGAATTGTACTTGGACATAGCAATTGAACCAGTCAAAGCAGTTGAGTTCATTTACATACCGTTACGTTTGAAAAACACAGGAGAAATATCAGGTTTATAATAACTTTATAAATACTAGCAATAGGAGAAACAATGAGTATATCTACACTATCTAAATTGACAGTACCTTTGGCCAGCAACGCAAGTGCAGGCAATCAAGGTCTATTGATGCCAAAACTACAATATCGTTTCAGAGTATCTTTAGAAAACTTTGGTGTGTCAACTCCCACCACAGAATTAACTAAACAAGTGATGGATGTGACCAGACCCAATGTAAGTTTTGAAAACATCACTTTGGATGTGTACAATTCAAAAGTTTATCTAGCTGGCAAACACACTTGGGAGCCAATCACATTAAATTTAAGAGAAGATGTCAACAACAACGTACAGAAATTAGTGGGCGAACAATTACAGAAACAATTTGATTTCTATGAACAATCAGCTGCTGCTTCAGGATCTGATTATAAATTTGTTACCCGAATTGAAATATTAGATGGCGGTAATGGAGCAAATGCTGCCAACATATTGGAAACTTTCGAACTGTATGGTTGCTTCATTGAAACAGCCAATTACAACACACTGGCATATGAAACCAATTCGCCAGTCACAGTGGCTTTGACTATCAGATATGACAATGCTATCCAAACACCACAAGGCACAGGCATTGGCACAGCAGTGGGCAGAACAATCAACACATTGGCCACAGGCGGCGGACAGTAATCGCAACATCATAAATTGATTCAAAAAAGGGGTCTAAATGGCCCCTTTTTTTATTTTAACAGCATAGATTTCACACACATAAATATTAGTATGGCAAATTTGTTAAAAGGATTCCTAGATAATCTATTCAAAGGTACTCTTAATCCCAAAGGTAATCTTGCAGATTATCAACATGCAGCACGATTATTTACGGATGATAGTTTTAGACTGTCACCCAAACAAAAATTTCTTTATCATGTATCATTCAATATCAATTCGGCTTCGGCAGTGACCATTCCTAATTTTAATTCCACAGTGGGTGAAGAATTAAACATGCTGGTCAAGTCTGTGGATTTGCCCAAATACAGTATTGATACCATAACAAAAAATCAATACAATAAAAAAAGAAAATTACAGACCAGAATAAATTATGATCCCATAACCATAGTTTTTCACGATGACAATTATGGTATCACCACAGCCATGTGGCAGATGTATTATCAATATTATTTTAGAGATGGAACCTATGGAAAAAAAGATCCCACCAATACCATGTCCAGCACTGTGCCAAAAGAATACAACAGAGGCAATGCTTTGAGTGGAGAAGATGCCAACAAATACAAATATGGTATGGACTCTGACGTGAGCGCTCCTTTTTTTACCAGTATTCAAATCTATCAAATGGCTAGAAAAAGATATACCTGTTACACACTGATTAATCCCATAATAACTGCTTGGCAAGGAGACACATTGGCCTATGGTAATAATGACACTGTGGCAAACAGTATGACCATAGAATATGAGACAGTGTTTATGAGCAGGGGACCAGTCACAGCAGGAGCAGCTCCCAAAGGATTCGCCACTAGACATTACGACAAGACTCCCAGTCCTCTGTCGTTGGCAGGTGGTGGTACTACAAGTGTGTTTGGTGTGGGAGGAGTTTTAAGTGGACTGTTTGGTCTAGGTGGAGATAAGAGTGCTTTCAGTGATATCGAATCTGGTGGTAGTGGATCAGGTAGTTTGTTAAAAAAAGCCATTCAATCAGCCAATCGTATTAGAAATTTAAAAAAATTAAACAAAGAAGGATTAAGACAAGAAGGATATCAAATATTAAAAGATGGTATTGGTGCTATCGGACAAACCAATGTGAGTGGTGTGGCCAACACAGTATTTCCTAAAAATACTCCAGCGGCCAATAATACAACTAATGCTTTATTAAAAAAAATATAATTTATGACTAATAATATTCCAGTTTCAAACAATGACAGCGCTGAACCAGTAAAAACTTTTTTTGACAAATATTTTACTGAACCAGTTAGTCTTCCAGCAGGTGAAATAGATGCTGTGATTGGATTTTTTGAAAAAAGAAAATTTGATAAAACCGCAGCAGTGAGTGTTGCTACAATCTTATTACAACAAGCTAAATTGGACAGTGTGAATGTGTTTGAATTGTTGGACACATTAAAAGGTTTAACTGAATTACAATTGAGCAATGTTGTTACTGAAATATTAAACGTGAACAGATCAAAAATTTCCACTTTAGGATTTAAAATTGCAGATCTAAGAAATCAATTTGAAAAACGCAACATAGTGGTATAATCCAATGCCTAGACGTTTTGCTCAAGGCAAATTTACTTTAAAAAATCCTGACAAGTATATGGGCACCAAAGATCCTTTGTACAGATCCAGTTGGGAATTTGCTTTTATGAAATTTTGTGATGAAAGTCCTGCCATTGCCAAATGGGCCAGTGAAGCAGTGAGAATACCTTATAGAAATCCTCTCACAGGAAGATACACCATATATGTGCCAGATTTTTTTATCAACTATGTGGACAAAGGTGGACAAACACACGCTGAGATAGTGGAGATCAAACCACAGAATCAATCATTGAAGGAGAAGGTGGGAAAAAATTTAAACAATCAAGCCAGTTACATTTTGAACCGTGCCAAATGGGAAGCTGCCACTGTGTGGTGCCGTCAAAAAGGTTTAAGATTCAGAGTGATCAACGAAACCGATATTTTTCACCAAGGCAACAAACGCCGATAAATAATACTATCATGACCAAAAAATTAGAAGATCTATTGAATCTACCAGAATCCAAAGACATTGTGATGGAAGAAAAAAACAAACAAGAACGTGACAAGTCATTGGAAGTTCAAAAAGAAACCATGAGAGACATTGCTGAATTTGACAAGATCACAGCAGCACTGCCCATGGTGAAAGATCTGGGAGCCATAGCTGATGAAGAATTAGACGAGATTGCCAAAAAAGCCATGACTGCCTATGATGACTTGATGGACTTGGGCATGAACGTGGAAAGTAGATACAGCGGCAGAGTGTTTGAAGTGGCTGGCAATATGTTAAAAACCACACTGGAAGCCAAAGCTGCCAAAATCGACAAAAAGCTCAAAATGATAGACCTACAAATCCGCAAGCAAAAGATGGATAGAGAGGGTGGAATAGACGATTCCAACATGGTACAGGGCGAAGGATACGTGGTCACTGATCGCAACAGTTTAATTGAAAAACTCAAAAATATGGATAAATAAACACATATGGAATCAGAATTCAAAAAGATACTGGCAGAAAGTAAAAAAACCTACAAATTTAAACTGGGTTTAGCAGGTAACTTGCCTGAAAACATCAATGACACTTTGAAAACAGCTCTCAGCAAGTATGAAATAGTGAGCTTGTCCAAAGGCAAAAAAACTCCCATTCAAGAAAGACCATTGGATTTTCCAAAGTTACAAAACATGGAAGTCACATATTTTGATGCAGAATTAGCCTACCCAACCACTCCAGAAATTTTAGAACAGTATGTGAGCTTGATCACAAAAATGTCCAACAGTCATGTGATAGCAAGAACAACATCACAACACGAAGATTATCCCACAGATAAAAAAGAAGAACCTTATGTGGCCAAATTAGAATCACCATTGGAACAAGTTGAAAAGAAAGCACAGGATCATGTGGGACAAAAAAGAGTGATTGAAATTTTAAAACAGATGGAAAAAGATAGACAACAAATTACCATGGCCAAAGAAGATTCCAAAAACAAGAAAGAAAAACAATTGCAAGACAGAGAAGAGAAATCCTCTCCATCACCTTTAACCAAAGTCAAAAACAATAAATAGAGCTATGGACATCAGAGATATTTTACAAAAAATTGATCAAGTACAAAATCCTAAAGAACTCACCAGTGAGATAGTTAAATCTAATCTCACAGAAGCAGCAGCCATCAGTGTGAACATGTACGGTAACAATCCAGATGAACTTCAAGCATTGTATCAAATTTTTAAAAACGCTGGATTACAATCACCAGTGCCAGCAGTAGTTGGTCCGGTGAACGCTGAAGAAAAATCAGTGGGTGAGGATGACAGATATCAAGCTAACACTACTCCAGATCCTAAATATGCTACCATTCCAGACACAGTAGATCCCACAGGTGATGACCTTCATAAAAAGAAAAAAATGTATGCTAGAAGTCATCCAGGAGACAGTCCAATGGGAGTGAAAGAAGAAGAAATTTCATTGGCAGAAAAAATTAAATCACAACTCACTCAAGACTATGCTGCTTTCAAAGAAGGCGCTGTCAAAGGTTGGTTGATGGACATGGAACAAGATGCTGCTGAAATGACCAAAGATGAATTCATCAAAAAACATGGTCAGAAAAATGCTAATATCTGGGACCGAGTGAATTCAGAAGAAGATCAATTTGATGGCAATACCGAAGACATCGAATTAGAATAGTCAATCATTATAAAATCTCACAACTGCTACAAAGATAAGTACTACATATGAGTACCAAAAGTCTAGACGGTGTTCTTACCAAAAAAGCACACACTAGAGAGAAATACACTGAATCACAACTGAATGAGTTGGCTGCTTGTGCAGATGCTACTCTGGGTTATCTTTATTTTGCCAAAAATTTTTTTAATATTCAACATCCTGTGAGAGGCAAACTGCTGTTTGAACCTTATGCGTATCAAACCAAACTGTTGGAAACCTATCACAAATATAGATTTAACATAAACATGTTGCCACGTCAAAGTGGTAAAACCACTTGTGCTTCATCATACCTATTGTGGTATGCCATGTTTCATCCAGATCAAACCATATTGATTGCTGCTCACAAATACACAGGAGCTCAAGAGATCATGCAGCGTATTCGTTATGGATATGAATTGTGTCCAGATCATATTAGAGCAGGCGTGGTAAACTACAACAAAGGATCTATGGAATTTGAAAATGGATCTAGAATTGTTTCGGCCACTACTACTGCCAACACTGGTAGAGGTATGTCCATATCATTGTTATACTGTGATGAGTTTGCATTCGTTAATCCTACCATTGCTAGAGAATTTTGGACTTCAATATCTCCAACATTAGCGACAGGAGGTCGAGCAATTATAACTTCCACTCCTAATTCAGACGAGGATGAATTTGCTGTGATATGGAAAGAATCACAAAATAAATTTGACGAACACGGCAATGAAACTGAAATGGGAATAAACGGATTCTATGGTTACACAGCATCTTGGAGTGAACATCCAGAACGAGATGAAAAATGGAAAGAAAGTGAATTAGCACGTATTGGAGAAGAAAGATTTAGAAGAGAATATGGTTGTGAATTTTTAGTTTACGACGAAACATTAGTGAATAGTATTGTACTTGCAGCATTGGAAGGCA